GGTGGGAAAGTAAGATCAAACTTGTTAAGGATACCTCAAATGATAGATGCTCTTGCCAGACTAATTCAAGTCATTGGAAACATCTCCAACACTACTTGGGGTATCCTTATTTTACTTTTTAGCATGTGGATTGCGGTACACTATAATCGGGATATTGGCTTCTATTTCGCTGGTGTAGGATCGACACTTGCTGGGATTAATTCAATGAAGCAGCTTTCCCACGACACTAGCAACAATAAAACTACTACAACGACAATTCAGGATTAATTAAGTGCCACTTCCGATTATTAAGAAAGTCGAGTTCGGCAAAGACGCGGAAGACGCGATGTGGAAGTATGTCCACAATAATGTCGAATACTGGCTTGCACGGACTAGGAACTTTAGAGAGACGACTCTAAAGAAGTATGCTCGTTTGTATAAAGGAACTCCACTTAATGAAGTAAAGAATACACCTTGGCCAAATGCAGCTAACAATGTAATTCAAGTTATTGCCACTCACACTGACCAACTTCTATCTCGTGTGATGGGGATTTATCTTACTGATCCGCTATGGCCATTTAAGATTCTTGGAGAACTCAAGGATCAAGATTCAGAAGAGCAGCGTAGAGTGCTTGAAGATTTCATGCAGGATCAAGCTCTGTCTGTTGGTGATCTTGATCTATATAGAGTAGAGCAAACATGGTTTTCTGGTGCGATTCGTAATGGTACGAACATTGTTGAGTTTCCTTGGCAATATTATGTTGAACAACAGTGTGTATCGCAGCTTGGTGTTGATGGGAATGCTGTAAGTAAATTTGAGGATTTTATTAAGTACGACGCTCCTAAGCCAGAAGTGGTGCCTCTAAATAAGTTTGTAAATAATCTTAACTTTAGCAAACTCGATGATTCTAATTTTAAGTTTAAGATTGTTACACTTAATAAGTTCCAGCTTGAGGAGCGGAAGGAATCTCCATACTATAACAAAGCAGATATTGACAAGATTCTTGCAGCCACTCCAGACAGGACACAGCCTGACTCATTGCAGCAGTATCTTCTGACCACACAAGGTATTAATGAGGACGTGCCGTCAGAAGGCAACTGTGGTGCTCAGTGGGATTTGATTGAGTGCTGGTTTAAGTATTGGCACAATGGCAAGAAATATTCCTTGTGCGCCCATCTGCACATCAAGAGTCGTACATATCTGCTAGCGTATTACAATTTCTATCCTGAGAATATCGAACCATACGAAGACGCGAGACTGGCGTATGATGACGATATGTGGCTTGGCTACGGCTTTGCGGAGATGCTCAATGGTTATCAGGAAGAAATCTCTACAGGACATAACCAACGAACAGATGCTGGAACTCTCAATAACTCTACAGCATTTAGGATTGATAAGAATTCAAAACTTCACTCTACTTTAACTTTCTATCCGGGTATCATGATTCCTGCGAATAAAGAGGAGATCGAACGTCTAGATACATCCAATCAATATGCCGTAGACACCACCCAAGAGAACCTCACCAATGCATACGCTAAAGAAAGAAGCGGAATTGATCCTGCAATTGGAGGAACGGGTGGGGGAGTTGTTAATCAGAAAAGAGGTATATATTCTTCCCAGGGTACATTTGCTGTGTTGCAACAGCAGAATAATAGAAATTCCCTGCGAACCTCTGATATGCGTTCGGCACATACTCGGTTGGGAGTTAAGCTGCTCAAGCTCTATACGCACTTCGGAATTGGAAATAAACTGAGTCAATATGCTGATCGTGCGGATACGCTCAAGGCAGCGTTTGAGAATGTAAAGAATAAGAAACTCGGAATCTTGATGCGTCCTGCTTCTGCTTCTATTAATAAGGAGATGGAGAAGCAAAATGATATTTTCATGTCGCAGATTCTTGAGAAATATTATAGTGGCAACGCTCAAATTCTCCAAGGTATTATGTCAGGGAATATGCCTGATGAACTCAAGCAATACTATATTGGAGTAATGAAAGCCACTACTTCGTGGATGCGTCATACACTTCGCAATTTTAGCTACGACGATACTGCAAGACTCTTACCATTGCCAGATTTCCTAAAAGAAGGTGCCGATAATGCCAATCCTAATGGAGTACGATCCTCTCAAACGAGTGCAGGAATATCAGCCGGAGGCCCAAGAGTTGGAGGGCCAGGAAGCATTCAAGCGGCTTCTGCGCAACAGGGTGGAGATGCAGCAACTCTTCCAATCTCCTCAATGGAAAATTCTAATCGAGTACCTTCTTAGTGAGCGTACGTCAGCGGTAGATAACTTAGTGTATCGAGATTTTAAAGAAGAAACTAAGTTCGCACACGGTCTTGAGGTTGGTAAGGTTAGAATGATTGACGCATTTATTGGACTACCAGCAATGGTAAAAGAAACAAAGCTTAAAGAAGAACAAGCAGTAGACAAAAAAGGGGAATAAGTTATGCCAGCAGATTGGTTACAACGAAAGAAGGAGACAGGTGAGCTTGAGATTAATAATGAAGCTCTGACAAGCATCGTGAAACCACAGCTTGAAGCAGTTAAGAAAGATGTGGATTCGAGTATTGATGCTAAGTTGAAGCCTGTTCTAACTTATATTGAAGCGCAAACAAAGAAAGAACAAGAAGCTGAGGCTCAGAGAGCTGCGGCAGCTAGGAAGAAGCAGCAGGAAGAAAGTGAGATTGACGAAACTGATTACATTACTGATCCCAAAGGTGCAATTGATAAACGTATCGCACCACTAGAGCGCACGATTATGGCTCAGAATGCTATCATTATGCGTAAGGAAACACTTGAGAAGATGGACTATTACTCAAGTGATCCTGAATTTAAGAATAAGGTAGATGCACTTATTGATGCTCAGCCGCTTTCTTCGCGTGCGAATGCTGCGGTTATTATGAATGCATATAAGAGTGTGTTCTTTGATAATCGTAAAGAGATTGAGGAAGGCAAAATTAAATCCCAAGCCTCTCTCCTAAGTAATGCCGGTGGTGGTACAGGTGGACATTCTGGTTCTTCTCGTTCTAACGGCCAAGGCGACGATGATATTATGTCGCAGGAAGAGAAGAATTATGCAGCAAAGCTCGGTATCTCAGAGAAAGACTGGGCCGCTCAGAAGAAGGAGTTAGAGTATGTCTAATATTCAGATGCCGACTACTATTGAGGATTTGTCAGTAGGAACAACTGAGCAGGAAGAATCTTTTATTCGTTCTGATGTCTCATTCGATCTTTCAGAAGAGCAGCTCAAGGATGTAGAACAAGTCGTAACTAAGACTCAATCTGCACAACCGGCTCCTCCTGCTATTAGAGTAAAGCCCAAAGTTATGACCGCTCGTCAATTCGTAGAAGCTGCACAAGAAACTGACAAAGCAATTGCAACTGCTGTTGCTTCACAAGATTTCGATCCCGCTAAGGGCGCACAAGTTCTTACACGAGATAAAACTCCTGTCAAGAAAGATACTCGTACTATCGACTGGAGCAAACTCGACGAATCAGCGATTTATAATGATTCTATTCCCATTGAGGCGAAGCCTTTCGCAGCGGACGATTCGCTGCGAATTGTTCTCAAGGATCAGAATTATGTAGCTCGTTGGGTTAATAAGAATCATATTTTGCTTGGTAAGGCTCGTGGTGCGGGATTTACTTATATCACCACTTCTGACCTTGCAGAACCGTTGCAGCTTTCGATTGTCGAAGATGCATCTGGACAGCTTTCTTACATTGATGTAGTAGCAATGAAGATTCCCAAGAGTATTTATTACGCTGCTCTTAAAGCTGCACATCAGAGAGCAGTCAATACTGTTAATAATCTTGCATCTCAGAAAGCAGCTCGTAAGCAAGCTATGGATTTGCTTGTAAAACAAGCTGGCTCTGGAGTATCGGAGGAGTTTGAAGCTGGACGGGTAGGATTCTATACCCCCGGAATTGAAATCTAACATTGTTTTAACTTCTAGTCGAAAGGGCTATTAATATGGGCGCAGCTAATCTCACGGTACATGAACAGTGCGGGTCTGTTCAGACTGTATCGGGTAACACTCCACTCACTCAGGCGAACCCTGAAAAAGCTTCACAGACTTTTAATCAAGGTGTTCCTGTGCAGCTTAATTCAGGTTACGTACAAAAGTGGGATGGTTCTACTTATACGGCTGGTATTCTTGGATTCTCACTTCAGCCTGGAGCTAATCTTGCTTCTAACGGTAAGGGTTCGCCGGGTCAGAACTCTCAAGTCGGGCCTCCGGGTTCTACTGTAACTTATGGTACGGTTTCGTATCAGTCTTCAGCTTACAATGTTCCTATTGACGGCCCAATGACTGATGGACGTACTTACTACGAAGCCGCTGTCAGTGATACTATTTTCGAGGCTCAGTTCGACAATAGTAATGGAACTGTAGCTGCGGATTATACTCCTACGGTTGCTGACATTGGTGTGCAGTATGGGCTTACGTTCGATGCCAACGGTTATATTTACGTTGACAAGAACAAGAGCACTGTTGGCACTAACACCTGTGTGCAGATTGTGGGCATTAATCCTCTTGATCTAGTACAGGCGGGTACTCCAAACACTTATATTCCCAACGCTCGTGTGCGCTTCGTAATTCCTGCTGCCAATCAACAGGTTGCAATTTAAGATTTAAAAAATACTAAGTTTTAAGAAATCAAATTGAAAGGGCCAATATATGCCTGGAACTCAAGTACGAGGTCAATTTTCTAAGCTCCTTGCTCCGGGGCTTCGGAAGATTTATCTCGATTCAGTAGAACTGGAGCAGCGTTCGGAAGAATACTCCAAGTTTATGAACGTGGAGACTTCTGAGCACGCATACGAACAGGATACGAAGTTTGCTGGCTTCGGGCCTCTCGTAGAGAAACCGGAGAATACGCCAATTACCTACACTGGGATGATTCAGGGTGGTGATAAGCGTTATATCCATCTGACTTATGGACTTGGTGTACGCACGTCTAAGGAACTTTATGATGATGATAAGTATGGCATCATTAAGAAAGCTCCAATGGCTCTCGCGCGTAGCGAGCAATATACCAAAGAAATGGTGTCGATGAATATCTTTAATCAGGGATTCTCTTCAAACGTCACAACGACGGATGGAGTTTCTCTGCTTAATTCTCAGCACCCGCTACTCGGTGGGCCGACTGCTACTAATGTTGGGCCGGGACTTGCTAATGTTATTTATGCAGCAGGAACCTATCCCAATCGTCCTTCGACCGATATTGATTTGAGCATTACTGCATTGCAGATTGCTACTAATCAGTTCGAGCGTTTGATTGATAGTATGGGCCTTCCGGTAACGGCAAAGCCGAAGTTGCTTCTCATTCCACCTGAGCTTAAATTCATTGCTCGTGAAATTCTCGGTTCTGCTGGTAAGCCGGGAACTGCGGACAATGATATTAACTCGATGCTTGGTGAAGACCTTAGTTTCATGGTTTCTCACTATACAACGAGTCAGGGCGCATGGTGGCTTCTGGCGGATAAGAAGAATCATTATTGCAAGGTCTACATGCGGCAGCAGCCGAAGATGACTTTTGATGATGATTTTGATACTGATGCGCTGAAGCAGAAGACTACAATGCGTATGAGTGCCGGTGCTACTGACTGGATCGGCGTATGGGGTTCTAACGGGCCGTAGTGCCATAGGCACGATCACTCGTTAGAAGGACTAGAATACCAGAGCGGGCCTTAAAAAGGAAATGCTCTTGGCGATTCTAAATGTCCAATCTAGGGGAGGGTCGGGGGTTTATTCCTTTCCCCCGGCCACCTAGATAAACTTAGTGAGAATAGTATGGAACCTAATTATATATACTATCAGAGCACTGGGAAACTAGTTGATGCAAGTACCAATGAGTTAATTGGTGTTGGTTATAGTGGTAATACGACTGGATTGAATAACCCAGAAGCACAAGAGCAACACAATATTGGGCCTATACCACAAGGATTATATACTATTTCTAATAGTATAAACCACCCTAAAGTTGGGCCAGTAGCTATGTATTTAACTCCGTTTAAAGAGAATGATATGTTTGGACGTAGTGGTTTTTTAATACATGGCGATAATGCCGAACAAAATCATAGTGCTTCTGAAGGATGTATAATTTTACCTCGTACTTCAAGATTACAAATATCTAACGATGTTATGCTTGGTAAATTTATATTACAGGTAGTGGCTTAAATGCCCCAAGATGGAGTACATACATTTGTCGGAACAGCGTGGCATTATTGTGGTCGCTGTGAACGACGTATGAAGTTGGACACTGAGGCTAGGTGGCAGAATTCTATTCTTCTTTGTGACGACTGCTATGATACTTACCCAATCCTACCCGGAGATATTGAACGACAGCAAGCTCTCGCACTCTCAGTAATTGACCAAGCTCCTGATCTTAGACCGAATGAGAAGCTTGTAAATCCACCACTTGAGGAATCGGAATTAGATATTCTTCTATAAATTAACTCTTCAGAACCCGCGGGTCGGCGCACTGTAATCCGACATTGGAGACAGTATGGGACGTACAGCAGGATGGTGGTTGCAGGATACAGCACTTCCAGACGGTCAGATTTTTCAACCGTTCTCAGATGCTATTGTGGCAGCAGGAGCTATTACAGCAACTCGTGATGGGCTTGGACTTTATGAGGGTGCAGCAGCAGCTTCGCAGACTGTGACTCTTGCGTTTATTCTGAAAAATCTTTTTAGATACGGAATGCAGGATGATGAGCAGCAGGCTTTTGGTGCGGCTACTCCGACTAATGGGATTCAGGGACAGCAGGGGCAGGCTACGCCTCCAGCGTCGTTTGCTACTAATCTTCAGCAGTCTGGTCGTCCTCCTTATACAATCGCACAAAATCAGCAAGTACCAACTTCTAGACCCAAGGGAATTGGTGTTTTGTCAGTAACACCAATCTATCAGGTATCTACTCTTGCGCTTACTTCTGTGTCTCTTGGTGTAACTAAGACTGTATTCGCCAATGGAATCGCACCTGCGGTTACTGCGTTGCTTGCAGCAGGAACTAATGGCCAGCCAACTACAACTTCAGCACAGCCGAATGCTATTGCATCTGCACTTACTACTCAGAGTCTTATCACTGATGTAAATTCTGAAGTAATCGCAGAACTCTCCCTCGTACTTCCGGCAACTTCCACAGCTAAAATCTATGGTCTTGTCTGGAAAGTACAGTTCAACTATAACTAATAAATAGTTTTCAAGGAGCTTTTATGGCAAATGATATTACAGGAAATCCTTGGAAACTTGATTCTACCGGAGTAGTTGCTACGTCTCAAGTGTTTATTCGTAACATCATGTGGCTTAATGGTACGGGTTCACTTGTGATTGTAGATAGTGCTGGTAGGGATATTATCCGAGACGCATGGACAGCAGAGAACGAACATAACTACGGCCCGATGCAGTGGGTCGAAGGTATGAACGTAACAACAATCGGTGGTGGTGAAGTTCTTGTCGTTATTCATAAATAGTAAGGATAGTTACTAATGCCTTCTGGTCTGGTATTTAACGATAAGAATAATCACTTTGAAGCGAAGTATGAGTATCCGTGGGGCGGTGTCAATTCAGATGCCGCTCCTATGGATATTCCTTCTTCGTCGTTTGCTGTTGTTACGGGGCTTAATGTTAAAGATGGGGTGTTACCGACTACTACATATTCTGATGCTCCGCTTGGGACTTCGGGCATAAGTAGCACTTATTTTGTTAAAGTTTTTAATATCGGTAACAATATCTATGCATTTGATTATAAAGGAAATGCATATGGTTATGACGGAACTAACTTTGTGTTGGATCAGACCTGCGCTAGTGCAGCAGGCACAGTTGATGTTCCAGAGCCTTCATGCATCCAAGTAATTAATGGTTTAGTGTACGCATTTAACTTCACGGCTGGTAACGTATGTGTGTACACTCCCGGCGTATCGTACGTACTAGGTTCTGATTTTGTTGGCGGCAAATACTGCTGCACTCTTGGTGAGTATTTAATAACAGCAAACACCAACCAACCAACTGACACACCAGCAATTAAACAGGGAAGAGTCAATTGGAGTGCTCCAGATGCTTATACAACCTGGGACCCAAGTATAGATAGGACTTCTGGATTTAATGTTCTTACATCGGTTGAAGATTATATTTCTGGAGTATTTGCTCTTGGTAATGTAGGTTATGTCCTTAGAAGCCAAGGACTCACACAAATGACTCCTACGGGAGTTGGAATTGCTCCGTTTGATTTCACACATCTGTGGGCTTCTCTAATCGGTATTGGCTGTACCATGCCCGCGACATTCTCTCAATATGGAAATATTGCTATTTGGGCGAATGATAATAATATCTATGCTTTTACAGGTGGTTCTGCTCCGCAAGAGATTACTGGGACAGCGAAAGCTGCTATATACGCTGATATATATGCAGGCCAGGGAAGATTTAATCATGTTGTACAAACATTTGTCTGTGGATCATTTGGTAATAATTCCACATCTCCAGCAGTTGTAAATTCTCCTAATACGCCATCACCTGAATTAGAATACACACTTGCTATTATAACTATAGAGAAATTGAATTCGCTTTACAGTATAACAGTAACCAACTGGATTTACAATATTAAATCAAAAACATGGATGCGAACAGCCACTCCAGTGGCTCTTAGTTTTCCGGGGAATTTGTATTACTATGATTTTCAACCACTAAATATCAACTACGCATCCAATTTTCCAAGATTCATTAGCTTATTGATCTTGGGTAAGCAAGACAATGGTGACATCAGTCCATTGATGAAGTTGCTTAGTAAATACCAAGCAACTATATCAACACCAGCAAATGCGCCCGGTGGTCTACAACAGTTTGAAATTTTCTTCAAACAAGAAGAAATTAGAATAACAAGACAACCACAAATTCGTGGTGTTGCAATTAAAGCTGTTGGGAATGGGATTTTGAATGTGTCAGTAAGTGGTTATACAAATGGGGTACTGAAGACAGTTTCTTTTACTCCTGTGATGGTGAATAGTACCAATATCCAAACGTATCTTAGTTCTGGAGTCTACACTGGAGAAGATCCACAACTAAGAATAACAGCTGGCTTTGAAGGTGGAAGTGATGGTTTTGATGGCGTTCTAATCAAAGCATCTATGTTTGGAACTTATGCTGATGGAGAACCATTCTAATGAAGCCACAGAATCCAGGTGCGATTACTGATAGCCTTCTACAGCATAAATCTGTGTATAAAGTTCTACGGGCTAATGTTTCTATTGGGCAAGTTGAAACTTACGACGCAACTGGAGTACCTGCTACTTTTATTCAAGATAACGGTGACGGAATTTTAATAAGAGTAGGAACTCATGCCAACCCTCATGGCTTAGCTAATGCTTGGACTGGAAATAATACTGATACTATCGTAACACACAATCTTGGTAGGGTGCCGATTGGGTACTATGTGACTAAAAAGACAGTAAGTTGTGATGTATATGACGGTACTGTGTTACCAGATGAATCTACGATAGTTCTAAAAAACACTGCTGGATTAACAGCTGATACTGTACTCTACATATTTTAGGTGATTGAATGTCAACTCCTTCTTATACGTTACAGGACATAGCTTTTGGAGTTGGTGGCTCTCCCGGTTCTCCAACTGGCGGAGTTTGGGGTAAGCTCTCACAACGTAATGATCTTCTTGCACTTGGTGTGTATCAGTGGATTCAAGATGCTATTCTTGAACTGTCTCGTAACTACAGATTCGAGTATCTTGAAAAGACTGGGCCACAGTTTAATCTTACGATTGGACAAGTAGCGTATCCAATTAATAACTGGCTCCAAGCTGGAGATGCTGGTAAGCAGACGAATCTTATTCCATCAATTACTAGATTCTTTAATAATATTGTAGTTCCCGGGCAAGTAAATCCATGCTCTACACTTCTGTGGAAGACTGTGGATGCTCTTGAACTAATGTTCCAAAGTCCTGGTGTACCTACTTATTTTACTCGTTACGGTGGTCAGATTCTATTAGCACCACAACCAAGCTCAGCCCTCCCTGTGTTTATGCGGTATCAGATTGAGCATCCATTCTCTAATCCTCCTGTAGCTGGAGATTTGTTCTATCTTGATAATGAGTGGAAAGAAATCGCAGAATATGCAGCTGCACTTCGTGGAGCTACGAACCTTCGTATGATGGATTATGCAGCACAGTATCATACAACACTCTTTGGTGATCCTGAATTTCAACGCTCAAGTGGTGGGCGTGGAATGCCGGGACTCATATTCAGGCGCATTACTCAGATGGAAGGTGACTCTGAATCAATGCCAAAACAGATCAAACCAATGGTTGCTAGACTTAGCTAGAAGGAGTATATATGCCCGGAGTTGCACAACCTATTCTACCTCCCGGAATGGCTTCTACGTCGTTACCAACTCTACCTTCTGTGCCTGCGCCATCTAGCACTGGTCAAGGGACTGGAATTGGTACAGTTCAGCTTTCAAATCCTAATACTTCTATTGGTTCGGGACTTAGTACTAAAGATGGTTCTCACACTCTAGTTGGTGATTTCAAAGATAGCTTCGGTGCTGGTACTGGTACTGCGCTTGCTGATACTATTGCTGGGCTTGGGACTTCCACTGATAAAGCTGTACAGGCTACTAATCAGTCCATTCTCAATGCTGCCGGTATTCAGCAAGCTAATATCATCGGAGCTAACGCTGCTGCTGGACTAAGCAAAGATAGCTCAAGCAGTGCTCTTGCACTTGGGGATTTTAATTCTCAAGTGAATCAGCAAATTGCTACCACTGATGCTCAGATGGAACTTTCGGAAGAGAATCTTCTGATTCAGTCACTTTTTGAAGAAGGTGGAGCGCATGGTAGTGATAGCTCATTCATGAAATCACTTGGCAATTTCTTCCAAGGTGGCGGCTTGAATATTATTGGTGACGTGGCACATGCTGTTGGATCACTTCCCGGAATTGGTGGTTTTGCTGATTCTGCTCTTTCTGCACTAGCGGAACTTTAATAGAAGGATACTATGCCTGATACACAAACACAGCAGCCAGTATCATTGCCTACAATAGCACCTATTGATCCTTCGATTCTTAAAAGTACGAATGATTCTATAGAAGCTCTAAAGTCAATGATTCCTCCTGAAGTACAGGTTACAGCATCTCCATATTCATATGGCCATGATGCTAGTGCAGTTACTTTACCTACTGCTCGTGAGCGTCCGATGCATGAGCGTGTGGCTCCAATGAATGATTCTGTCGATGAACGTAGGAATGCACGACAGATTAACACTTGGTCTTCAGTAGCTAACACTGTTAATCAGTTCCGCAATAAACAAGAAGCTGATAAAACAGCGGCACTTACTACTTCGATTGCTACTGTTATGAAAGCTCAGCAGCAGATTGATAATGCTACTCAAGTAATGCAATCTCCTACTGCTTCTGCACAAGATAAGCAGATGGCGCAAGCAGTTATAGATCAGAATAAGAAAGTAATCGAAGGAAAACTTACTGATCCTAAATCTGGAAAAGCAATTCAGAAGGCATTTGAGTTTGCTAACGATCCTGAGAAACAGCATGAACCAGAAGTACAGGCTGCTAAAGCGGCACATAAGCAAGTTCAGACTGCTACTAAAGCTGGACTAACTGCGGACACTCCGGCTGAGAAAGCTGTTCAGGATCATGTGAATGGTACTGATGCTGGAGGACAGCTTAAGACACAGCAGGCTGAGGCGCAGAAAGCTGTAACACAACAGAATCCAAGTGCTACTCCTTATGCTGATAAGTTTATGCAGAGTAGGCCAGCATCTATAGCTGCGAATCCTGAATACGCACAGCAGCTTAAAATGAAGGAAGATCGAGATAAGTATGTAACTCAGTATATAGTTCCTAAGTTAATTGATGCTGAAGTGAATAAAGAAAAAGCATTAATTACTCAAAATGGTTTAAACAATCGCACTGAATATGCTGGAGTTGTTGGTTATATTAAACAGACTCGTGATCTGATAAATAAAACTCAAATTGCTGATGCTAGAAATAAGACTGAACTTCAGAAGCAGGCAATGGCTAATGCAGCAGCCATGATGCGAACTCAGATGCGGATACAAGCATCTTTGAGAATCGCTAATTCTGATTTGAAAGATCAAGCTCTTAGACAGAAGATGGCTCAGTCTGCGCTTGAAGCAGCCGATAAGCAAGTAGCTTCTTCGACTAAGGAAGTAACTGATTTACAAGCTGCTATTGCTGCTAATAAAGACAAAGATGGAAAGCCAATTAATCCTGCTACAGATGCGGTACTTCAGAACGCACTAAACATTGCTAAGCTCGGCAACGAACAAGCCCAAGATATGCGGCAAAAAACAGTCACCGCAATTCAAGGAACTCCAGTAGTTAATCCAAATGATCCTTCTTTAACCGAAGCCACTAAGCCATACGTGAAGGTGCAAAATGCCACAGGAACAGCAGGGAGTAGTGACCCTACCAAGTCGGTTTCTGGAACAGATACAGGTTCCGACTCAGAAGACGACAACTCCGATACAACAGGAGAAGAAACCCAAATTATCAACAACCTCCTCGGAAACTTATCCGATCAATAAAGGTAATGGGCAGGTACTCAAACAATCTGAGTACCTGCCTTTTATTACTGATCGACAGAAGAGACAGCAGTTTGCTAATGCGGTAAATACTAAGAATCCTCTTTCTTTACCTACATTGCAAGAGCAGGGGACTGCTATTACTGCGAAGCTTTTACGGTTGAATGCGAATCCTGAGTATCAGAAGCTTAGTGCTAAGGGGCGGCTATATGTTCGGTCTAAGCTCTATGATACTTATGTAGTTCCTGCATATACTAAAGCAGGAGTAAAGCCACCTGATTTTAAAGCATGGCTTCTCGGTTCTACATCAGATCAGTTAGCTAAAGTTGATCCTTCTAGATTCTTCGAGAGTGGTAGTGAAGCAGCGGCTCATGATTTTATCTCCTCGTCTATTAGTGCGGGGTCTAAGATCATCATGGGTGGGGCTGTTATTGGTAAATCGTTTATTGATAACACTCTTGGACTTGAAAAGTATTTTGGTGGTAAGCTTTCTGAGCATCCGAATCCTAAAGAGTTTGAAGACCCAGTTGTAAATAAGTATTTCGATAAACTCAAAAATGCTGTTAATTACGTAGCTGCTACTCAGAATTTTTATCTTGAGAATCATCCACGGAGAGGATTTCTAGCTTCTGCGCCCGGTTGGACTGGTGAGCAAGTGGCTATGCTTCCGCTATATGAAGCTATCAATCCAGCTACAGAAGCCGCTGGCTCTGCGGTTATGGGAGTTGCTGGAAAAGTTGCTCCTAATCTGACGCAGAAACTTCTTGCCTCTCCAGTAGGTAGATTCGTTGGTCGCAGACTTCTTGATGCGGCTACTGGCTATACGTCTGGTAGAACAGTTGGTGAGTCAGATAAACAAGCCGTTGGAGATGCTGCCTCATTTGCTATTGGTGGCGCAGTAGGTGAAGGAATCAGTGCTGCCGTCAAAAAAG